TAATAGAGGAGAAGATAATAATAATCCGAATGCTCAAAAGAGAGACGAAGATGCTGCTGATGCCCAACAAGAACAATCATCAGACGATGGTTCCGGATCATCAGACGATGGTTCCGGATCATCAGACGATGGTTCCGGATCATCAGACAGTAGTTCAACTCCAGCAGCAGAAAGTGATAGAAATGTTGTAAGAACTCTTGAATATAAATCCGCTGGATTTACAATTAAAGAAACAGAGTTAAGATGCTCTGGATTTGATGAATATTTGACATATTGTTTAGGTAAATCTTATTTTAGTAAGCCTGATCTTTTTGTTATGTTAGTAAATGCTTATAAGGCTAAAAATATCTTTTTGGAAGCAAAACCGCCACCATTGCCTGGTGAGCCAATATCCACAGTTAATCTGGGTGGTGGTATGGGAGGAGCTGGTACTAACTTATCTAGTCCTAGTATAGCAGAAGATGGGCATATGGCCGAGCCAAGAAATGCTTTGCATTCTAAAATGCAAATGAATTGGGATTTATATCTTAATCATAATTTTATTAAAGATTTACAACTTATTCATGGTTTTATTCAAACTATAGCTAGTAAATACTATGGTAAACAATATATGGTTAAAATGCCAGACGTATATGCTTATAAAGATACAGCTTATATAGATATAGCTATTCCTGGCACAACGTCATCATTTTTTGTTTATCATGGTAGTCAAAATATAAGATATAATTTTGAAATAGCGGATGGTGGCTGGGAAGAGCCAGGCAATTATATTGATGATAGTTTTGTTTTTGGCGATAATTATTGGCACGCCCTTAGAAATGATGATGGTTTGTTGGGACCTATTCTAGGATACAATGTTAGTCCAAATATTGATGATGTTACGTGTTCGTGGGCTAAATTAGATAATAATACAAAAAAAGCAATCATAACAAAACGCACCAAAACTAATGCTATCGATAGAAGTAATTATGCATCAGATCCAACAGTTCGTGATTTACAAGGAAAAATTGATAATCTTAAATATAAAATTCGTTCTTTAAATGATGCAATAAATAAAAAGAATCAACCAAAACCAGAAGATGCTAAAAAACCAAAAGAATAATAACTATGGCAGAACAAACTATAGCAGAATTAAAAGAAGAACTTAGTAAAGCTGAAAAAGAACTACAGGAAGCTAAAGATGAATTAGTAACAGCACTGAAGGAAGATAGAGTTAGTGACGCAGATAAGAGTAGGATTCAGGCTTGGGAAAAAACATCGACAGCAGATACTGGTCAAAGAATTGATAATAATGTAGTTATACCAGTTAGTGAAGATGAAGAGGATAGTTTTTGTCCATTACTACAACCGTCTGTAAATATTAATACATTAACAGATGAAGATTTTATTTTAATTAGAAAAAATAATAACTATGATCCTTATGATCGATTTGTTCCAGGAGCAAAGTTATATATTTCTGCACAATGTTCGCAATTAGTATTTCTTAATCCTATTAATCTTACAGACTGTAGAGCTATTGTTGAGAGTCCAGGTATAGAGGTTATGAGCATAAGTAATAGCTATACTGCTGATCCATCATTAACTGTGATTGCTAATGTTGCCGAAGAAGATTTAGCTATATTAGCTAATCTTGGTATTGTTAAACAGGCCAAGAAAGAAGCGGACGATGCTGAAGAAAGAGAGCCAAAAGAAAAGGGTAAATCAAAGAAAAATCAAAATAGATATGAATATTCAGAAGAAGAAATGCAAGAATTTCGTTTTTATATAGATTATTTAGAACAATATAGATTACCTGTAATCAGTCAAGATTTTATAGTTGTCAAAGGGGCCTCTAGCAATCAAGCAACCAAACATGATGTTATTAAACCAAGGATGGCAACCCCACTTTTTGCTGGCATACCAATAAAGAGCAACAATAGAGTTTACGGCCCATGGGCCAATGATCCTTCGATTATGCTTAATCCTAATATATCTGATAATTTATTTGGAAATATTAAAGTAGAACAAAATAGCGACTATGTTCCATGGAAATATGGAGGTATAAGATTTTTAGAAAATGTTGTTAATTTTAATATAGCATATGATGTTAACTATCAGTCTGTTCTTGAGAACGGAAGAGTCTCAATAGTTGGTCCACCAATATTTGGTATAGGCGGATCATTCAATCCTAATATATTAGGAGTAAATAGAAATTCTACTTTTGACAATACATTATATGGTATATCTTCAAAAAATTCTATATTTTATGATGCTAATCTAAATTCTACTTTAAGATATACTAGTATAGTAGTTAATAGTTCTAATGATTATGGATTTCCGGTTATTAGTAATATTAGTATTCAAACCTCCAACGATGGTATAAAAACTAGTTATAGTTTTCAAACATATAATCCTAAAACAGGATTATTTAATAAAGAATTAACAGATAAAGCAAGAACACTAAATAATAATATTAGTAAAATTAATCAACAAATTAACACAATCAATAAAAGATTATCAAATAAAGCTCTACTAGAAAGACTTGATATATTAGCTAAAGCAAGATCTTCAAGAGAAGCTTACAAGGTTGATGATAGACGTACTAGATTTTACGGCACAAGTCCGGTTGAGTTAATTATCAGTCAAGCTCAACAACATTTAGATAGAGTTAAATTTACGGATGCTTGGAATATAACAAATAATAATGGAGAACAATCATTAAGATATTCGGATTATGCATCATATGGTACTGATCAAAATAAAGCTTTTTATTCTGGCGTTTATTATAGTATACGAAATCATCATTGGGCAGGTATTATTACTGGAGATGAAATTGGATCAGAATTATTTGAAGACTATTCTTCTAAATCCGCTATGAGTCTTGATGGAATATTGTCACCTGTTTCTTTTTATCCAACTAAACAAAATGGAACCTATCCTTTAAGTACTTTGGTTAGTGGTAGTGGAACATTTTTTGGTGGTGAACAAAACTTAAAACTATCTTATAATAATTTTACATATGATTTAGCATGTCCTAAGTGTCTTAATACTAGAGAGACCTTAATCTATAATTTAGATGGTACAGAATTGTCTACGCCTTTAAGAATACCATGCTCCGTATGCTCCAAGGCTAAATTAGATATCAAAAAGAATGATAAAGACCCAACTAAAAAAACATCATTACCAGATGTTAATTTATATAGTTTAAATCCCATAGTGGTACCAAGTGGCGAATTTAGGAATCCTTATGCTTTACCAGATGATATTTGTAGACACTCCATAATGGCTATTGGCAGAGGAGACAATCCTCAAACGAATGGTAATAATTTTGTGCTCTATAATAATATTAGAAAAGATAATATTAATAAAGACTATTATAGATATGATATGGATAAACAAGCAACAGATAATGTATTTATACTAAATAATCAAAGATTTATGGCTTTGCGAGGACCGCTAATGCTACACTCTTGGGGATTTGATACAGAAGGATATCCTGCGCCGAACGCTCATGATATGCCATATCATATTGATGATAATGGTCTAGTTTTAAGATTCAGACTGGTTGATACAACTGGTGATAAAAATTTTGGTAAAAATAATTTAGAAGCACCCGGAGCATTACTCCCATCATCATCACAATATGGAATAACTCCTTTAGGCGATATTATCACACAAGCATATACATGGTCTGGCTCGGGAACAGGGATCGGCGAAGGAACTGGTAAATGGACTAAAAAAAGTACTAAATCCAAATATTTTTATCGTAATTGGGCTCAAAAACCAGACTTATGGCCTGTTGGCCCAATAGATTTAAGATGGGATTCGCAAAGAAGAGTGTGGGACGCTAGTGGAGGAGGATGCAAAGAAGAAATTTTGCCACCATTTATAGTTACTAATAAAACAGATCAAGCCTCTTTACAAGAATTTTTAGCAAATAAAACAGATAATAAATGTCCGTATAGGAATGTTTATGTAACACTAGAAAGCGATATGATTAAAGAAGACGATTATGATAGCACATATTCTACTAGAGCATTTATAGATGATATAGAATATAATAAAGAACCATTGCAAAATGGATATAGAAGATTAGTATATGTAGTAGACAAAACAGGATATACTGCTCCAAAAGGAACTAAACTGTTGTGTAGATACGATAGATTAAGTGGATTTTATGAACCTTTGAGCAAACCATCAGTAATGGCTATAGGAACAATAGGGTCTGGAAATTCTGCAAGCGTTAGGCTGCATCATATTCAAGGACGAAGATCAGCATCAGTTCCTTTACTTGTAGTAAATTTTGATAATCCTTTGGAACTATCGGCCTCTGCTGGAAGTAAAGGTATTTTTATATTTATTAATGGAAAATGGACATTATCGGCAACTAAAGTATGAATAATTGTATTATATACGATAAAACCTTTTTAGAAGATTTGATAGATCAAAAAAACAGTATTAATGCTGCTAGTGTGAGGAACGATATTCTAAATAATCTGATCAGCACCACTGAAGCTGCGGATAATGTATGGACCCCTCTTTTTATAACTAAAGATAATAGTACTATCGACAACACCCTATTGTTAGATAAAGGATATGTTTCAGGATATAATAATGAAAATAATATTTTAGGTATACAAAATTTCTTAAAGATTATTAATCCAAAGTTTAATTTTTGGAAAACAAATGGATATATGTCAACAGATTGGACTCTAAATAGACAAAATATATCTTATTTTCCAGTACATGGTCTAATGTGCTGGTTTAAAAGAATCGTTCCGTCCAAAACTGGTAAAAAATTATCTGAGTTTCCAAATAATGCAAGAGTTAAGCTTTTTAACACATCAAGATCATTCGTTAAAATTGATGAAGAAACTCTATATGAAACTAACGATCCAAATAAAACATCTAGCAAGTTTATAAATAGCGAATATATAGAATTTAATTATGGAGACAGCAAAAATAATTATGTTAAATTATCTACTATTGGTAATAATGCATTATTTTTAGATAGTGATATTTTTGTTGAAGAAAATCGTATGGGTGTTTCTACATCAAGTAGCGTAAGCACATATAGCGACATAGTTATAGGACAAAGCAAATATCTTTTATGGATTCCAGATGGCGATGTATATAGTTATTATATAAATTTTGATGAATATATGGCACAATTTCCTGGCATTGCTCCTCGTTCTTTTTGCTCGCCATCTTTATATCAAGCATATAATGCTATATATCATAAATTAACATTTGATCTAAAGAGAAGAGAATCTTATAGACAAACACATACAGCAAGAAGCTATAAAAATTTATCTAAATATATTGCTACCAGTCCATTTATAGATGAATTTAGTATTAGTAGATTATATACTAAAGAAGTAATGGAGTTCGTAAATATTTTCATAAATAATAACTATGTATCAACAGGCATTGGTCATTTACAGTCTACGATAGAATGTCTTAATAAAATAAGTTCATATTTCAGTAAGCTAAGTTCTACCGATAATGATGATAATACTAGAAATTTAAATAATAATATTATATATAACACAGTAGGATTAAAACAAAAATTAGTACAAAAATATGGATCTAAACTTATACTAGGAGCAGAAGGGGTTGTAACATCTAATAAACCATTAGAATACGGAGCGAATGTTAGAGTAGATCAGTTTGGTGAATATATTGTCAAGTCCGAAGTAAAAAATGCTATATTATATACTAATCAAAGCATAGAGGTTGGCGATCTAAGTATAGATACAAATTATGCTGAAACAAAATCAAGAATTGGTTTAAAGTTTAAACAAAATCCTAAAGTACCAGCAAATATTATTCCCAGATCAGACCTGATGCTATGGGATTCTGCTAGACCAATTATTAAATATAATGAAAAAATCAATAAAATCAACCTAGTTCTTGCTAAATCTACTAATGATCCAAGTTTACCAGAATACAATAACATTAAAAATGACAATAGTCCAAATACATGCGTTTTTAAATATAAAGATGGATCGGTGCTAGGATTAAACTACACTAGTAATCTATCGGATCTAATTCTATTAAGAGTTTTACCAGAAACTCTGGATATAGATTCTTATAAAACAGCAGAGGATGAGAATAATCCTTCTGATATATTAGTCAGAAAAGATTTTGTGTGTAAATGGGAAAAAGTTAGTGGACCACCAGTATTATTTATTAATGATATTATTTTATCTATATCTACTAAAGGTGGCCCACAATTATTTTCTGATACATCTCAGGTTCAACAAACTATAAAAGATTATACTGGACAAGTTGTTGGCTTTGAATCATTGTCTCATGGGCCAGAAGTTTATGTTGCTCCATATTCTACAGGAAGGTATCAAATAAAATGCACGATTATAACTCCATACGGCACATTTGTTAAGATTAAAACATTTTATGTTACTAGTCTTGTTGGTCTAATGAGCCCCGATCTAAACAATACTCCCAATCAATTTTTTCCTAAAGATGTTAGAGGACGATATTTGTCACCAATATCAACTTCTTTTCCGTCAACGGGGCCGGGAGGAATAGGAAAACCTCCGCCTCCGATTAAACCGGATCCAGCAGATATAGAATATATTATAGATAGAGAAAAACATGATATTATATTAAATTCTAAAAATTTAAGAGTTCATACTCCAATTATAAATAGTATAGCAATACATGGTAGAGGATTAGCTTTACCTATAGCCATGACATCAGATATTAAAGTTCTAAAGAGTCGGCCAGAAAAATTAATTAACAATACGCTATACTATTTAGAAGATTACTATGGAGGACCTATAAAAGATGGCAAAGCGGACTCATCCTATAAGTATGATCAATCTTCTAATATTATATTAAGATATTTTTCTGATGCTAATATTCAATATAGGTTAGATAAAATAAAACTTGAACATATAAGACACCATTCTGATCCAAAATGCGCTAATTGTTTTAGTTTATATTCAACAGATCTATACGGATCAAGAGGAAACTGGATAAGAGGAAAGGGTTCTACTCTAGATGGATGGGAAAATAATACTTATCATTATAGATCTTGGGGTGGAGCACTTGATAAGGAAAATAATGAGACTTTTAGTACCGATTTTTCACCAAAAATAAAATCATATGGTGGCTGGGATAATGAAATAATTAATAATATAGGAATAAGTATTCCTAATCATCCGGATCCTGGAACTGTGTTTCCGGCTATCACAGGAAAGCCATTAAATTATAAATCTGACAAACCATCATTGGATCCTCCTTATTTTGCAGAGGGCTTTAAATATTGTTTTGAGGATATTATACCGGATAATTCTGATAAATATATCGATTTTAAAAAGGGTGTTTTTCATCCTCAAAGCGGATGGATATCTTATGATAGTCCATTACATAGCGGCATAGAGAATCTATCTAGTGTTTTAAAATTCAATGTTGGAGCTAGAGAGTCTTATAGTTTTAGCGGCCCTAGTATAAACAATATTCAGAATGATAGCTATATATATAGCGGAAATAATCTTTTTATTATTCCAATACAATTTAAATCATCAATAGAGATAGGAATAGCAGAAGGCGCTCAGTGGATTCAAGAAAGCATACAATGTGGCGGAACAACACCGTGTAGATCCGATAGTCCTCCTCACTGGGTTTGGCTTAATCAAATCCATAGAGAATACGGCGATCAAGATATACCTAGCGCAAATGGAAAAGCCTATGATCATGGATATAGAATATTAAGAGGAGGAGATCCAAAAAGATACGAAGCTAGATCTTACGATAATTTTTCACCCTTCATGGATGAATTTGGTTTCATTAGTGATTCAGAAAATAATAGGTTTAAATATCTTTTCCCAGTTTCTGGACCAAGATATCCTCCAGGGCCTATACCAGAAGATATAGTCAAATATATGAGTAAGGCCAGAAGATCCAATCCAAATTGTATTAAAGATAATGGAGAGCAACCAGCAAACTATTATGAAAACTTACCAAATCCAACCGGAACATGGAAAGGCTTTAGAAATCCTAGAGTATTGAATTTTTCTATTAAAGATATAGAAGTTAAACTAAATTTTCTAAACTATGTTAACACAAAAGATTTAAGTATAGTATTTGATTCTAAACCATGTCTAGATGAACTATATAGAATTGGTGGCGGTGAAAGATATAAATCACCAATTGCTGGAGGATCAATATTTATAGATCAAACAATACAATCAGATTTTGATAGCTTGGCAGCTCCACAAGACTGGCCTCTTAATCCAATAAATATTAATAATTCTGATTTAACTCAATATTTATATAGCTTATCTAATATGAATACAAGATTTACAAAAACATCTGTTGCTGGAATCTCTGTTCCATATAAAGAACCAACATCGAATCCTCACTTATATCTTTTAAATCAAGAATATATTCAGAATCATAGTTTTAATCTTAGTTTAAAATTCTCTGACCATGCCAATAAATATAATGTTGTAAACGATCATAACTATAATAATAGTTCAGGATATGTTGCTGCTAATTATCAAAATATTATTAACACTGATGATATTATAAAACCATCTATTTGTCCATTTGGATATAGTGATCAAGAAGTAAATATTTATCATAATGCGGTTACGGCTAATAAGCTTAACATTACCAATAATACATTTAGTAAATATGCTGGTAAACCAATGTTTGATTCTACTGTGCGTTGTCCACCAAGAGGTGGTGCTGGGATTAAGGGAACAAAAGGGCCTAATAAAAACGATGTCACATTTTTTACTTGCGCTATAACATTATATGATGAACATGATGATATGTTGCCTAATGATAATACTATTAATTCTCAATTATATACAAATATTTATGATTTTACTAATAAAATTAATTCTAGTAGTTTATATAGTTCATTATGTAGTTGGGAGCTGTTGTTACATTTTGGAGATACTAAAAAACCAACGGCTCCAATCTTGTCATCATTAAATTCATATGGAAATAATGAAGCATTATCTCTTATAGAGTACGGTAAGCCACCCCAGTATGGTGGGTATGGTTTTATGGCAAACTTAAAAAACTATAAGCATATGATGCCATTTGTAAATATTAATGCTCCTAATATATTTTTTCAAGATAATACAATTTGTGAAGCATCAGATCCGGAACTCATTGGAAATATTAAGGGTATTCCTGGCGTAGAATTTCCATGGCTGGCTATTTTAGCTGCAACATACGCATATACGGGAGCTGTTGGTCTTGGTGGGGCTGGTGGTTTAGGAGGAATTATGGCGGGTCTTGGAGGAGGCGACATTGCTATGTCTATAGCCGTAGGACAAATTGTTAATTATTTTAATGCTCAAAGAGCTCAAGATTTTAGACAAGCCATAGCTAATGATATTTATCATCAAGATTACAAACGATATCCTTTTGGTAGTCCAGAAAAAATACTAATTAATTTTTCAAAAGATAATATTTTTTGGTATAAAGCAGAAGCCTCTATTTTTAAATACGCTAATAGTCCTATATTGCCATATAAAAAATATAACTATATCAGATTAAATAAGGATACGCTGCCAGAATTATCCAGATTTTCTGTTAAAGTAGTTGAAAATATCAAAGATTTACTAGAGGAAAAGTCTATCAAAGAATTAACCATAGGCTGCACAGAGTTTAATGCTGTTAGCGGCCCATTGACTTATAATAATATATCGTATCATACGGATGATATTGTGGATGTAAGATTCTCATCTACAGATAGCTCTAATGTTTGTGTTGATGGTCTCTATTTTGTTCCGACTACTGGTAAATGGGTATCTTTAGCACAAAAACCTTCGATATTATGTGAGAAATCAGATTATATAACACGTAATCATGTTTTATATAATGATTTACCTGATACCGAATATAGCATTTTTAAAAATCTGTATTCAGATATTAATCAAAAAAAATTAATAATGATAGACGGAACTGTACCATTTGAGATATTTACTTTTAAGGATATTGTTCAAGTTAGTGGTCAAAATATTGCTCCAGATGCAATTATAGATGTTAATCTTATTGATGGACCAACAGGAGAAACCCCGTCCGTAACACCCACATCGACACAGCCCGATCAACCTGTTGCACCAGCGGATACTACTCCAAAATATACTACCAAAATATTAGGTAAAGCACTAATTTATAAAGATAAAAAACCGTATACTATATTAAAAGTAGATAGATTAGATATGGATAAAGCAGACTTTATTAGTCCTGATAATAATGTAATTGTAGTATTTGGATTATCGTCCTCTACAGACTTAAAGAATAATCCTGTGAACATGTATGCTTTTGAAAAAGAATCATTAAATAGGCCGCACCCGGAAGTATATAATACAACAAATAGTTATGGTTCATATGGAGATGGGTCTTACACAATAAATAAAAATATCCTATCTCAAATACCTATGTACAATAATATTGAAAAAATTGGTAACATGTTTAATAATCATAAATCAGATAGATTATTGTATAATAAAATGTTTTTTACTAAAGAACAAAGTGAACAAATTAATTCTTTAAAATATGTAGGTGCTTCTGTAGCCTATCCCCATAAACTGAATGATGTTATTACTGTTGTTGATAATAATAGTAAATATATAGTAAATAATCCAGCAAACTCAACAACTTTAGATAATTTATTAAGTAATTCTAAATATTTTTCGTTTAATAATGTTGATTTTAATAATATTCATTTAACATATATAAGAAATAATAATTTTAGAGATTCTTCGATGGTTCCGTACCCTAGTGGTTATATATCAATAGAAAATGATTATGAAGAGAAGCCGCCAATTGAAGCGACAGATATTAATGGAGATCCTATAAGTAATGAAGTTTTTCAAAATTTAATAACAAGGCTTAATTTATTAGAAAATACTAATGTAAATTTAGAGGTAGAATCAAACATAGGCGTAAATACTATTGTTGCCACAAATAAAGTCATTGAAAGTTATAATTTATCCTATATTTATAGACACTATGAATCTTTAACAGAATATAACTCTAATAAAAAAATCTCTGAATTAGCTCTTAGAGTTTTTTATCAAGAAAGAAATGATATTCTAAAACTATTAAACGAAACTAGCGATTATCAAAAAGCAAGAATAACAATAAAAAATAAAACATCTATTATCTCCGGAAAGATTGCTCGTGAAAATATTGAATCTATTACAGTATTAGAATCCGTTGTGGTTGATGATATTACAACATTTAAAGAAAATACTATATTGAAAGAAGATATTGTATCTATTACTAGAGATTTTGAACGAACTAGACATGGTATTAAGCCTCAAATTTTAGCTAAAATTAAAACATTCAGACCTTTTGATAGATTATCTCTTTTAGCTTTTCAGATAGAGTACGAATACGATAATGATAATTACTGGATAAATTTGGATCCTCATCAAGGCTGTAGTATAGCGGAAGAGCTAAGACCGAAAGTTTTGAAAAGCATAACATATGTTTGTAGACCAGCAAATTATATACAAGGAATATATGGAATGCCTCAATTAGCAATAAATAATATTTGTAATCATAAACGAGGATCCATATTGGAAAACGAAGAAGATGATCCTGATGGTATAAATTACAGCAAAGGTAGTACTAGTGGATTTAGAAGTGGGCCATATGAAACATATAAATATACTATTGGAGAAAATATAGTTAATAAAAATAAAACTAATTTAGAAAAAAAAGCAACAGCAGCAGGATTACCTATAAAATGGGAAGAAGTTACGATAAAAAGAAATTATCATATCAATGGCAATGCTGCTGGAATGGATACCATAAATAGTTATAAAGAAATTATGGTAACAGCAATAGAAACATATGATGTATTACTAAGCCCATTAGAAATAAAAGATAACAAGGCAGACAAAACCAATAGTACTCAGGATGCTGATGTGTTGGATATAGGCAATTTACCTGGTGGAGTAGGAGGTGGTGATCCGGATGATCCTTCTCCACCGCCACCAGATGATGGTAATTTTGTTTCTAGTTTGCCTCCACCAGGAGAAACAATAGGGGCTTCTGTTCCTCAAAAATCTGTTGATGGTTTTGGACTATTAACATTGGGAGGTATTAGAGCTGGTCAATCAATGAAAATATATAATGTATGCAATTTAGATAATGTAAATAATCTAAAAATAAAATTTAGAAAAATACCTAGACAATTACGCGGACTAGATATCTACAGTACTGTGTATAGATATGGTCCAACTGGTTTATTTAGACCGGGTAAAAGAAATCAAATTAGCGATATTTTGGATCCATACGAGATAGTAGAAGCGGGATCTGTTAGTGGTTCGTCTTTTCAGCCTATATTAAATAATAATATTTATTATTGGAAATGTATGGAAATAGAAGATACTAAATTAGTACCATCAACAACCCCATTGTTTTTTCAACTAATGAATGAGATGATGTATAGAACATTTTATGGATCAATAGATCGAATAGAAAATAAAGGCACCATATTAAAAAGTCAGTTTCTATGGGAAATGATACCATATGAATTTTTTACGAATACACCACCACCGAGAGAAAAATAATTATGTTTTGTGAGTTTATAAGCATAAGAGATAACACTTACAAATGCTCAAAATGTGGACTAGAGATCACTGTTGAAGATAATAATCCACCGATTTTTCCATGTTCTTATATGGATATTAGATCAGAAGAGCCAGGATTTGGCACAAAAATTAAAAACTTCTCTAAAAGCTTGGTCGCTCATGCTAAAAATAATTTTGTGTTAGCCAAAGATGAAGAAATAGAGAGAAGATTTAAAATATGCGAGAGCTGCGAATTCTTTAAAAATCAATCCTGTTTACAGTGTGGCTGTCCAATAAATAGAACACGAAATTATATTAGCAAATTAAGCTGGGATAGCGAAAAATGCCCAGTGAATAAATGGTAACTATTCTTTATCTTTTGTCCATTTATGCCAACCATTATGTGGTAAATAATTTCCATTATCATCTTTACGCTTTGGAAATAATGTGCCACCCTTTTTGTGTTGACCAAAAGCTAGAACAGCGCCACAATCAGCACATCTTAGTTCGTAGTAATCATTTCCATCAACATTTCTTACCACAAATTTAAGATTTGTACTACCACACATGCCGCATTTGGACTCACTAAAAATTTCCTGTATCAGTGCCAGTTCTTTAAAAATCTCTTTTTGTCCACTAGCCTCAAGTTCAAATTGTAGCTTATCATTAGCTTTATATAAAACTTTCATAAATTACTTCCATTCGTTTGAGTAGCCTAATATAGTTTCAGCAATACTGTCCATATTTTGTTGGTACTTGGACAATAATCTTATTATATCAACGGCTGATTCATGAGTCAAGTTATAAATATTATCTGTTTTTATACTATTTTCTTCTAATAGTTTAGTCACATTAATATTTAGTCTTTGAGCTAAAACATCTATAAAATTAATTTGTTGATTACTAATTTTATTAACACTATTTTGATCAGGATGATCTTCGATTTCTTTGGACAGTTCTTCTGCCGCTACTACTTTGCGCAATCTTAATGCTCTGCGCAATGCTCTGCCCTCGGCCCTTGTTTCTGCAACAGCAACCGGGTGATTCCTATAAACCTTGTCACAGTTACCCCAGTATACGTCCGCAGAGCCATCCACAGACACAATATTTAAACCGTTTGAGTCCTGAAGGGTTGGATTTAAACAGTATGATAGTGAGTGTATAACCGTTGCTCTTTTTTCATTTTCCGGACTAGGAGATTGAACAACCAAACTTGTTGATGATATTAATCTACAGTTTAAAACAGTTTCAAAAATACGCCTTAAACCATCCGTTGTTGGATTGCCACTAATCTTTTCATCGTCAGATAAAAGCCCTAGAACATAATCTGTCCAGTCTAAATCAGCAATTGTTGGAATTTTCTTTTCAACAATATTATCTTCAGCAACTTCATTTTTATCTTTTTTAGCCATTGGTATCCTTTATAATAAATTTCTGTTGTCCAGAAATGAGATCAGAATGATTTGTTTTTATAATCTGTAGTATTTGATCATAGATCAAAAACGCACGAGCATCAGAATAATCTTTAGTTTGTATAATTCTCAATAAGTTCCATCCTTTACCAATGATTAATCCTTCTTTTTTATTATCGTAGTTTTTATTTCTTTTTAAAGATTCTTGGCCCCACACAGGAGTGAAGTGAGATGGACCATCCACTTCTATAGCTAGATTTATACTAGGAACGAACAGGTCAATTTGCAACCTTGTGTTTACCAGTGTTTGCTCTTTATGAAACTCTACTTTATAACCATCACTTAATAGTCTTTTATGTAGATATTTTTCTAATTTTGATCCTACCTTGCTGGTGGTTCTTACTGCCATATTAGCAGATTTAAGTATGTTTTCTTTTGTGTTATCGTCTAAATTTTCCCAATTTTGTTTAGCTTTAAGCTTTCTTTTTTGTATTTCGTTGTCTTCGAGATTTTCCCATGCGTTTAATACTCCCATCCCTATTTTTTGTTTTGTGTCCTCTGATCTTTCTTTGCCTTTTGTTGGATGAGAGTGTTTGCCAGTTTTTAATGCATTTTTTTGAGCTTCGCTTTTATCTCTGATTTTTATATTATATTTTTTAGCGTCTCGTCTTATTCTATTAGCATAAGTATCGTACATAGTAGCTATATCAGCAAAGCTCTTACCTTCTGATGAATATAAAGATAATATTAGATCTTTTTTATCTTGATCAGATAGTTGGTCATACGATGTGTTGTATTTTTTCATAATCGAAATTCTCCATAATATCTAATGGTTTTTTCCAACATATACTGTATATATCATACAAATATTGATTGGTAGTTACAAAATCTAGATCAGAATCGTAAATCTTTAGCCATTCGTTATATATATTAGTTCTATTTTTTAACCACGGCATGTCATTACAATATAGTATTTTTTTATTAAGATTGGTGAAGTTCTTACTAATAATAACACTAGTTAAATCAAATAGCCATAAGTCGCCCTCAAAAAATTTAGCGTGACTCAGATGCAAGATAGGGATATTATAAGTAGTAATTTTATTACAAATACTATTAAATATAACAATATTTTTATATGGATTAGCATCTATCAATTTTCTAATATTTTGTAGCATAGAATCATGGTGTTGATCATTCTCTATATTTATAAGCATAAATCCTATATTATTTTTTATCACTGATTAATACCTTTAAAAAATTAGAATAAGACTGAAAACTTTTTGTATGTTTATATTTACTTGGTGTTAATGAATTCAGATCGTCAATATCTAGCGCTAATGCTCCACAAGCCCATGCTTCTGGAACGTAGTCGTCTGTTAATGCCAAATAATATTTGTTTTGTTTAAGAATCCTTGCCTTATCATATTCAAAAAGAAGTCCTAAATTTTGAGGATGTATTATAGAGCTATTATTAAATAATTTAATAGATAATATAGATTGTGGATAAAGATAATTATTTAAAGCTTCTGGTAAAGATTCTATATTGTCTAAAAAGCAAACTATGCTATCATATTTAGGTATAGAGTTATCGCTATAATAAATTTCATTATTAACTAATTTAGGTATAGTGATAATTTTATTTTTTGAATCAGTCTTTGTTTTCTGAATAACTCCTTTAAGATTAGGATGGTGTTCAATATATTTTGTTGTGTCATTATAAATAAAGATATTTACTGTAGTACCAAACTCATCAATGAATTGATTAATTTCATTATCTAATAATGAAGCTGCAAATATTATATGGGTAAATTTTTCTATATAATATATCCTATATAGATATCCTGTTATATTCAATACTTTTTTATTACAAAATGGAGTTGTTGATAATTCAATATTATTAATAAATTTATCATTTAATTTCTGTACAACTATTTTTGTTGTCATATAAATACTTTCGCTTTATCAAGATCTTTATAGTTATTAATTTTCATAATACTGCCTTTATTAATATAAACTTTTGTGAACTTTATATTTTTACTTAGTAAAAAATTTATTACTTCGAAAAGATACATTTGTTTAAATATATTTCTATCGCAAGTAGATAGAATATTAATCGCATCTTCATTCAAATATACAATCTCTGTCCATGGTTCATCCATATCAAAAAATAAATACTCTAAATTTTTAGACATAGAAGATCCTATAGAAAAATTGTTTTTATGTTTATGTAACATAAATATTTTACATTCTGCTTGAAGATGAGTCTTTTCTATTGTATTTTCTTTTAATAATAATCCACTACTCAAAATTAATAAATTTTTAGGTTTATATTGATCTATATATAATAATAGATTTTTAGCTTGATTCGTATTGTTATAGTCATGATTTACTAAATATCTGATTGTTCTATATCGATATAATTTGGATATAATTTTTTCAGAATCGAACCCTATATTAATGGTTATATGCGATTGTTTTGTTATTTTTTGCGCTTGCGCTATTTGATACTCAATAACGCTTAGATTTTTTCTTAATGGTAATAAACACTTTGAGCCAACAGACTTCATGCCTTTTGTAATTTCTGGAGTAATAATAAGAATATCAATCATAGTTTATAACTAAAGTATTTTGATTATTTTCTATTGTGTAGTCTTGTGTTTTTGAAAGAGCCCAATAATTATCTGTATTAATAAAAATACCATTAAAACTAGAATCAATTTTATTACATCTATAATAGTGAGCAGATTTTTGCTCAACATTTATCATATAGTTAATATTCTGTATACTATCGTACTTGGAGACATAAGCAATACTTTCATCATCTAGAATCCAAAGTAGATTTCCTGTCTTGTTTTTATTTGTTTCTAGAGCAACATGTAATGCTTTTGGAGAAGGAATATTCTCAAGAAAAGAATGAACTTTATATTTTATGAATTTTGGTAATTTTTGTTGCAGCATCTCGTGTATGTCGTAGCCGTTGCCATAACAAATAATAGTGATATATTCCGGTTTGATCGATAAAGCGTTTAAGTTTTCTATAGTATCTTTAAATGTTATATTACTAGTAATAAGAGCCAAGGAATATTTGACAATATTTTGTTGCTTAACATACTCCATCATATCTGTATCATTAAACTTATCGATATTTTCTTGATAAATATTTTTACTAAAACCATATCTACATGTGTAGTTATTAATAACAAAATAATTATTTTTTTCTACAATATTATGGATATCTTTTATAAGACTTGGTATACTAAAAGAACAAGGCATAGGATTAGAAATATTCTGAGCAAAAAGACATTTTTCGCATATGGTATTGCTCATATATTTTTTCTTTCTATTACTATAGTTATAGATGTGTCATCGGTATCTAGTGTTAAAATATCATAATGTTTGAAATCAATAAAAGTATATATAGATTCGATACTTAATAGGCTCTGTTTGTTAATAAAAAATCTTAAAAAGTCACCGGATGATATTGTTGCATTAACAAAATTATTGGCTATATCTTTAGCATTACTTATCGAGACAACCAATCTGCCAGTTGGTCTTAATTTTTCTAGTAGAACATTAAATACTACGGCATGATCTTTTTCTTGCAGATATTCTAAACAGTCTAGAATGATAGAGTCACAGGAATAATTAATGATCGAAGATATTTGATTAATATGCACAAAACCATCTTGTTTAATAGAAGAATCGACTGTTATAATTAGATTACGTTTCATATGTAAATGCTTTTCTAGAAATAGAAGTACAGATATTATTAAATTCGCTATAGAATTTGTCTATATTGTATTTATCATGTATGTATGACTGATTTTGTTTTAATAAACTATTTATATTATCCCATTGGTTCAAATCGTTTTTTAACCGATCATTAATAGTATTGTAGTCTTTTATATATGCTATATTGCTTATGGATTTGTCTATCTGACTTGATGATGTATAAACCAGTCCTCCGAAAGAAGCAGCTAATAATGCATCATATGTATCGTGTGGAATAATACATATTTTATATTGTGATAATATCTTTAATACTTCATCACCATCAGTATGCGCATCTATTAGATCACAATCGATAATAGTATTTTTAATATGTTGATATAAATTTTGTATACCATTATCTTTATTAAGATTAACTACGCATACATTTTTATTTTTATCTTTTTCATCTATTCTTATGACTCCATATTCAATATTTATATTTTTTTCTATAGTTGCTAAACCCCAAGATTTCTCTATATCTTTTGAGAAAAACAGTCTGTAAGAATTCTTTAATTTTTTGTCAAGAATTGCTTTATCTTCTTTTTTAAGAGCTTGTGGTGGTTCTTTATGAAATAATATTAAACTATTAACATGATACATTAAGCTATTTTTTATAGATGTTTGTGAATAATCTATCGGATTATCAGAGAGTAAAATAGAAAATGGTTGAGATGGCGAATCTATAATATTAATTGACTCGCACTGTAATAAAGTGGTTAAAAATAAATCTTTTTTACCATTATATAATAGCGTATTTTTACTAAAAATACTACTAATGATATTACTGGTAGCTATATTATTGAGCATATCTTCCTATAATCTCTTTTAGGTTATCGATATTTTTTATTATACTTGGTTGATCCAAGTCTAATTTTTCTTTATATTCTATAGTTCCATATTTTTTAAGATTATTTTTTTCGTATGATAGTATTGGTTCTGATTTATAATAAATAATATTTTTACCAAGACTAGACGATAAGATAGTCTGTATATTATCTTTTAAGGAAATATAGATATCTCCTGTTTTATGCGCCGATACTAGAGCATCTACATTATGGTCTATCGGCACAATGAGAATTTTATTGATAGAAAAATTAATATCAAATATTGTATATATCTCTTTTATATATTTCTGATACTGATCTAATAAGTTTTGAGTCGTATTTGGTAAGAATACTACCAAACAATAGTCTTTGTTCTGAAATTTTGTCACAAAATTAATAATCAGATTTTGTATAGTGTATTCCATAGTCGCATCGACAATTGTATAATATTTTTTATGTCTATTATAGATACCAAAATTAAATATACTAGAATTTTTGGATAATAGCTTATCATTAATTATATAATTTAGTTTCATCAAATTAGATATATTACAAGTACCCAAAATAGTTTTATCGGAATTTGTGCTATATATTAGCAGTCCATCTTGACTTATTAATTCACATTTCTTTTTTTCAATTGGAGACAATCCCGTATTGTCTAGTATCGGCCAGTAGATATTATTCTTGATTTTTGAAGTTTTTACAATTCTTGAGATAGGTAGATGCTGAATAAGTAAATCAAATTTAGAATATTTATTTTGCTCTATATTTTCAAACACGGATATTATTTCTTTATCCTTAATAGGATTTGTTCCATCGAATACGGATCTAGCTGTAATATTATGACCAAGTTCCATAAGATTATATAGCAGATTAGTTGATTCTAAACCCGCATTATTAGCTAATCTATACGGTCCTATATATAAAATATTCATGTGTTACTCTTTAAATGTGCATATTGCACAAAGTCTTCTTCAATAAATTGAGTATTAGCTCTTGCTTCTTCGGACCTATTATTATTATCAATCATCGTATTAACATAATCGTATACATTATCTATTGAATAGTTAGATATTTGTGTTGGAGAAGCATATGTGAATCCATAATCAGCACTCTGTAACATACTTAAAAATTTAGATGATGATAATAAATCTGCGTTTTTAAGATAATCATTACACATATTAATAATTTGAATAATATTTTCTTTATTATCTTTTGGTTTTGGTGGTTTTTGTAATTGACCTAATGGAGATAACCAGTTTGCTCTAAATTCTAATTGATCAAAATAATTTTCCCATAATTTAGTAATATTATCCCAATTATAAAATTTCTCTGTAAGTTGTCTAGTTTCTAATCTTTTTTTGTTTCTAATTGGAAATGGCATGTTCATATATTCTATAATAATCTTAATAAGATCATCATTATCTGGATATACTCTTATAGCTTTAGTTTCTATTTCTTTGAAATAGCTTTTGACATTAATTTTATAAGCATTCAATTTCTCTATAATATCTACCATAGCACTATAATTAACTGTGGCTATTGGTATACCGCAAGCGCCTGCTTCTACTTGAGGCATACCAAATCCTTCGCAAATAGCATATTGAACATATATATCGAATATGTTATATATGTCGCTTAATTGAGTATCAGAGACTCCATTCGACACAGATGGAAATTGAGAGCTTTTGTTCAAACATTTATTACAAATTTTTTGAGCACCACTAAAAACAGAAGGCTCTATATTTTGACAATTTTTACATAAATAAGTGAATATAACATTATTTGCTATATTATATTGACTTAATAATTCTGGTATATCCCATCCCATATCTGGATATGTGGTATGTAAATATAGATAGATCTTTTGTTTAGATTGCTCTGATTCAAGTATGGATAATATCTTACGCAACGAATTAAACAGCTCAGGGATTAGCTTGCGTTTTTGATTTCTCATTACGGACCCAAAAATAAAAGCATCCTCCGGTATACCAAATTGGCGTCGTAAAGACTTTGTATCTTTTATATTAAAGATATCGAGATTGACCCCTGGACTTGTTGTGCTGATATATTTTATTTTATTGTTTGTTTGTTCTTTTAGAACTTTTGCCCCCCAATCGCTATATGTAAAGATGGCATCTGTAGATAAAAATATATCGATCCATTCTTCTTGTTGTGGTGCTGAATCTACAGTTGGCATCAAAATATGATGAAAATAACTTCGTAATGGGGATATGGATTGATATCCTGTCATCCAAAAATCTCTAACATCAACAACAACATCTGGTTTAAAATCTAATAATACTTTTTCAAATCTCCATCGACCAAACTGATTATCTGTTCTAGACATATACTCTTTATATCTAGGATCACTATCTCTAACAGCATTGGCATAATATATCCAATCTATGTTCTTATCTCTTGGATCATTAACCATACCATAAGAAGCAAACTCTGCAACTATATACTTATTTGTTTTATGCCATCTAGATAAAATTTCATATGCATATTTTCCAAAGCCAGAATTAATAAAACTTGCTTCGGAACACATCAATATCTTTAGTTTAGATTTTTCCATATATAATAGAATAAGGGGGATATTTCACCCCCAATATTCTATATATTTCCTATTTGGTTTCAGAAAGCAACAGTTTCGGACTCTTCCGACTTAATTCTGCTCAACTTGGTAATCTTAGAAAAGTTATTAACTCTAACCTTTAGACTACTATGCTTAACACCATCTTTTTCCCATGTGTCATTTCTTAAGGAGCCTTCAACCATCACCAAGTCGCCCTTCTTCAAGGACTCAGCAATAGTTTCGGCGCCGCTATCCCATGCCTCGCAGTTAATAAAAGATGTGATCCTGTCTTTTTCTCCATTAGCCTTAACATAATCTCTGTTAACAGCAATAGTAAAGTTGACAACGCTTGTTTGCTTTCCATTAGGATTAACAACGCGTAGTTCCGGATCTCGTGCTAAATTACCCTTCAACAAAGTGATATTCATAATCAAACTCCTAAAGTTAAAAACGCCACAACTATACATATTATACCAAGACGGCGTCGATTGTCAAGATCTTGGTATAAAACATTTCTCCACTATAAAAGAATCTTTTTTAGAACTTTTATTACCTAAGAATATTAGTACATTACCATCGAATAGATAGTTACGATATTTTGATAATTGCTCAGGAAATAATATTACTGAGTCTAGTGATGCAAATTGATCCTCTATTGTGACAAAGGCCATTTCAGCCCCAGGATTTTTGCCGTTTTTTGTTTTGACAAAGTTGATGGAACTAATTTCTCCTGCTAAAATAATATTTTTTGATGCGTTGGTAGTCTTGAAAGCTTTACAATCACAATTTGTCATACTAATATCATAAGAATCTATCTTAAAACAAGTTATAGAGGCCCCTAATAAAGCATTTTCTGTATCAGATAGCCATTCTATTTTATCATCTAATGAATATGGCGGATTGTTATATAAATTGATAAGATTTTGTATGCTACTTTTTCGCTTAATATTAATTTTATTTTGTGTCAATAAACCATGTAAAGATTGTGCAATAGACGACTTTTCCAAGTCTAATAGATCTAATTCTCTAGAAGTTAATTCAGATATTATATCGTATTCAAATAACATTTTTGTACGGGTGATATTATGATGATCTAAAGCGCCACATGATATTAATGCTTTAGCTGCTGTGGAATTAATTTTTGTTAAAACTTTAACTAAACATGTATTCCAAGATATATTATTTATATCTAAGTCTTTAATAATAGTTAATAATTTATCATAAACAGAATAACCGACACCCTTAATATCGGTAAGACCAAAATATATTTTATCATCGCTAATAGTAAAATGCTTATTAAGCTTTCTTACATCAGGAACACATACAATCACATCCATTTCTGTTGCATTACGTATTAGTTCTTTTATTTCTTTTTGAGGATCCATTTTATCTTTTGCAAATTTAAGGTATGATGCAAAAAATACTTTAGCAAAATGAGCTTTTGCATAAGCCGAAGAATATGCATTCATAGCATATGACACAGCGTGGCTTTTGTTAAAAGAATATCTTTGACTTTTTTCAATCCAACTAAATATTTCGTCTATTTCTTCGTCGTTGACTATATTCAGTTTTTTAGCACCATCCTTAAACTTTACCCTGATCTTAGCCATTTCTTCTGGCTTCTTTTTGCCAATTGCTTTACGCAGCATATCTGCCTCTTGTAGATCAAAACCAGCCACCGCTTGCGCGATTTGCATGGCCTGTTCTTGATATATCATCTCTCCATAGGTTGATTTTAATGATGGCTCAAGGGATGGGTGAAAATAGTCTAAGCTTTCTTGACCATTCTTTTTGTCTATATAATGATGACTAATACTTTTACCATCTCTATAAGCTTCCAAAGATCCTGGCCTCATAATACTAATTAGGGCAGATAGTTGTTCTATATTCTCTGGTTTTAATTTTTTAGCCATACTAGAACCTAACCTTGATTCTAGTTGAAATACACCCTTGGTATTACCATCTCCGATCATAGACCATGTTTTTGAACAATCAAGATTAAGATCGCTCAACTTACCTGTAAATTCTATTTTTGGAATTCCTTCTGAGGTATATTCCAAAACCTTGAACTTACATCCACAATCAAAAGTAAAATATTGAGTCATTTCAATTTTTTGCAAGAGCAAAGGCGTTTCTGAATTTTACCTTATTCGATAAATTTCTATGTAATTTCATAAACCTTATCAAAATATCAGCTGTTGCCCTAACATCATTTAGAGCATCATGAGAGCCACTATTTCCTAATCCTAAATATTCTCTAACATTATCAAGTGTATAGTTTTTAAGCTCATTATTACCTTCAAACCAATAAAAAATAACGTTCATTAAGTCAATAACATCTCGTGGATAAAATAGAGATGTTCGTCCCTCCTTATTGACATTATTATATTTTATGCTTAATCTATCTATAATTCTTAGATCGAATCTATTAATATTATAGCCAGCAGCAATAGGAGCTGTAAAGCAAGATTTTTTATCAGATCTTATATGATATTTTTCCAAATATGATACAAACATTTTCCATCCACTGTCTTGTTTCTGGAAAGATCTCCAATCTTCTAAGATTTTTGTTTTATCACATCCTCTAACTTTGGCATGAAAATCCAGAACATCTGAATCATCATATATATATTCTGGATTATCTTGTATTGCTTGGGGCTTTAGATTGATATTAAATTCTGAATCTTTGATTATTTCTAATTTATAAGGATCGATAATAACAGCAGCGATTTGAACGGGGCTACAAATATCGGGATTAGCCCCGTCCGTTTCTAAATCGAATACACAAATTTTTTGTAAATTAGCCATTAGTCTCCACAACTGTGTTTCCTGGGAAAAAAGTCCTTTGATTACTATCTTCTAGAACGTGACAGTTCACGGTTCTGCAACAACTGACACGAACCTCGGCGATTTTGACATAGTTAATATTATTAACCTTGAATATTTCGCCAGCAGCAACTTGATCTAAAGTTTTTGTTAGCATTTATAGTTCTCCGTGTTTTAAATATTCTGATACTGACATAATTTTATCCAAATATGCGATACCCAATATGTCAAATTTTATTAGACCCAAACTCTCTAGATCGTTCATCTCCATGCCAGCGATAAGCTGATCATTTCTGTTATCATAGACCATCGGGCATAAAGACGCAAGGTCTTGAGTACCTATTATTACACCAGCAGCATGTTTGCTTTGATTAGATTTTGTTCCCTCCAATCTTATTGCCTGTTCAAATCTTTTAGATAGAGGCCCAGATAAAGTCCCGTCCTCTTCAGATATATAGCACCATTCTTTTAGTTTATCCGTATTATTTTCTAGAGCCCATCTGATAATAGATGCTTCTCCAGTATCTTCTTTCATTTCTTGAAGCTCGTCCGCTATCTTAGCTTCGTCAGGAATAAACTTAGTAATAGTATTCATCTCTTCGAAACTAATATTACCATATACTCGCAATACGTCTTTTAGTGCCCCTCTACCTTTCATAGTATTAAAAGTAATCATTTGAGATACTTTACTGTGTCCATATTTATTTTTTATGTATTCTAATACTTGTTCGCGTTTATCGATTGGAATATCTATATCAATATCTGGCATAGAGATTCTATCTTTAGTATTTCTACCAGCATTATAAAATCTTTCGAATAATAAATCATATTTCATGGGATCAATATCTGTGATACCAACAAGGTAAGAAACCAGACACCCAGCCCCACTTCCTCTGCCCGGTCCAGGTAGCCAGTTATTATGTCTAACATGGTTGACTATATCTTGCACAATTAAAAAATAACTAGATAAACTAGCACCTTGTAATATATCTAACTCATATTTTATTCTATCTACATAAACTTGATGATCATCCTTTGGAATATTTGGAATGATTTTATTTTTCCATCCAACTCTACACAATTCCCTTAAAAATTCATCAGGATCATAGTTTTCTGGACAATCAAAATTAGGCAATTTTGGAGCAGATAAGATGTCGAACTCTTCTATTAAGCTATCGACAAAAATTGTATTTTCTATTTCCTGTGGACTATGTAGGTTCGTCATCTCTTCTGGAGATAGGATATAATATTTATCACTTTTAAAGAAGCACTCCATAGGAATACTTTGATTATTAATTAATTTAGTATTAATATCAGATAGTGTTGTTTTTAAATTATTGCAAAGAAGAATCCTTTGGTCTATAGCGTCGTCTTGTTCGCAATAATGAGCATCGGGAGTAGATACTGCCTTAATTTTACTTAATTCGGATAGTCGCCTAATCGTTTCTGTTAAATAGACTTGTTCTTTTAGATAGTCTTTATCGAATAATTGTGTTTCCAAATAAAAATTATTATCACCGAATATAGTTTTCATATTGTCTATAAAAGAAAGACCATTAGAAATACTATTATCCTGATCTTTTAAGATAATATCCGATAGGGTCGATCCCAAATGACCACAAACACCTATTATGTTACCATCTAGTAATTCTGATAATTTTTTGATACTTAGTCTTGGCTTATGGTAAAAATAATCTGGCCTATTTGATTCCGAGACTATTTTGATGAGTGTTTTCCAGCCTTTTAAATTTTTAGCAAGTACGAGAAAATGCGACAAGGAAGCATTCTCTTTTGTTTGTATTGATGGATCATCTTCACAAATATATAATTCGCATCCAAGAATAGGTTTAATATTCTTAGATCTCATTTTCTGATAAAACTGTACCGATCCAGCAATATTACCATGATCTGTTAAGGCGCATGATTTTATGCCCAGTTTGGCACATCTGGTGGCAATTTGCTCTGGTCTATTTAAGCCATCCAATAATGAAAAATGAGAATGACAATGTAGTACTGAATAAGTCATACGGTTCCGGGTGCTTTGTAGGATCCAAAAGAATGATTCGGGTGCTTGTACATACTCATTGTAGCATCGATCCCGTAAAGTTCAAGGTCGTGCTTCACTTGTTCACATTTTGTCATGATCGAATCTTTTTGACATATTTGTCCATCCCTATACTCTTTCAATGGCTCAATATTAGTATTAGCAAATGTAGTCTTACCAAAATGACATAATTTATTACACATCCAACTTTTATTCAATCGTGGTCGTTTAGTTTGTTTAATGATTTCAAATTTTTGACGTAACATATTTTCAGTATCGGCAAGATCGCTATCATGAAAAACCATAGAAAAAGGACCACCATCATTAATAAAATATATGGAAAAAATAACATTCTCTATATGAGGATACAGTTTTTTAATAGCATAATGATAGATTTTGAGTTGAGGATCTTTTTCTAATTTTTCTTGTGTTTTTTCTTGTCCTGTTGCCCAATCTAGTCTTCGTCCAGTATTATGTGTTGGAATATAATTTTCTGTACACAGATAAGTATTGTCTGGACTGTCTACGGAAATGCATTGAGTTTTTTGTATAATCGATTCTTCTATTTTAGAAACTCGTCTAACCCTAGATCTTCCAGATCCCCAATTTACATCCACAAGTTCTTTTTTCCTGCTCAATAGAAAAGGATTAATGTCAATTGGACGAAACGAAATAGGATATATGATTACGTTTTTTTTGTAATTTGTATCTCTTTTAATACACGCTTGATTCGGTCTTTGCCCAAGGGTTAAAAGTAGGTCTTTAACATCGTCGGATAGTTTTTTATTACAAGAAGTAAACACAGTTTGTTTTCTAATTGGATTTACATTTCCGTCTGTATCCATCAAACCCCTTAGTAAGTCTAGCCTTTGTTGAAAAGATGCTCTCAAATAAATTTTTGGTATATGTTTATTATTCAATAGATTTAAAGATTTTAGTATTTTTGTCACATTTAGGATCGATACTGTCTTATTTTTTGATCTTTTATCATTTTGAATTTTTCCTAGCTCATAACCTCTTGCTTGTATTTCTTCAAAAATTTCAGTATCATTGCCACTAATCTCGCAGCCTCTATTTCTTCCGTCTCCTAACCAGACTCCTAATAGATAAGGATCTATTGGTAGGGATTGTTCATTACATTTTAATGGTTTTGTCACATTAATAGTATCGCCAATAACTAGATCCTGTATAGATACCGTTTCACCATTAGATAATTTCCATAAATGCTCATCGTCACAAATTACCGATGTTTTGTCATCAAAAGTTACTCTGAAACATTTTTTTGTTTTGACTTTTGATTTTCCAACAACGCGACATATATTACCGTATTGATCAAAGACATTACATCCCACATTTATATCTGCAATTGTTGTCCATCCGTCAAGAGTAGGTAATTTTGTATCTAATGGCAATCCTTTCCAATCTATGACCTCAATAGTATTATCATTAGCCAAAGTTATAAGATCTATAGTGCCTTTTAAGCCCAAATATCCATCTAGTTTTTGATTATTAATATTATACTCGTATTTAGCCCATGGTTTTTCTATTACCAAATCAAAGTGTTGTTCTGGTCTAAGAATGGTGCGATTTCTAGGATCAAACATACCGCCATTAAATTCTATAGCCTTGTAAACCCAATTATAGCAGTCCTTATAATCTTTTAGAGTCCAAGTATGATGACTATTAGCGGTACTATAATGCTTGTATACTTTTTCTATTATGGTATTAAGACTATAGTCATTTATATCTATAAGACCTAAGAATTCGTCATCATTTATATGAGATAATTTATCTTGCTGACCTTGTTTGATCATGGCAAGAATTTCTAAAACTTTATGGACTATTGTTCCTTTATCCGCCTTTTGTCCACTTGGGCCCCTCCATCCTAGTACATATTCAAAAAAATATTGTTGTTCGCACATAGAATGGGCATTATAAGACGAACTACGGAAATAAGTTATAATCATGATATCCTATTATTGTGGTAGTACATTAAAATGTAACATAAGTTTTTTAAGTTTATCATATTGCTCTCTAACTGTCATATGTTCATTATTAATGATAGCATTAAAATTATTCCAATCATATCTGCAAGCATCCAATATTGATTCGCTAATATGTTCTGATTTGTGTGGATTTCTATTTAGTCGAAATACTATTCCTCCATTATTTTTTATAGCTTCTATTTCATTAGGAAATCTACAATCAGAAACTATAACAACTTGAAGTTTACTCTTTTTAATTTTATTGATAAGAGCATTTACCCAAATATTATTATTTAATTTTCTAAATAAGTCCGTGCCTATTAATTGCATTAAATCTCGTGCTGTTAGTTGCTTATCTTCCCAATAGGCATCAACTAGTTCATTCTTATTATGATCTTCGCCATAACACTGAGCATATGATAATCCAAACATGTTCATGCATATGTCTTCTTTCAATGGGTCTGCAAAGTTATATATTTCAACATCAGAATATCCATTAGATAATAATAATCCTTTTAAAAATTCTGAACAAATAGTTTTGCCAGACTGTTTACGTCCAGAAAATGCTATAATTTTGGTATTCATTAGTACTTATCTCGTATTTGTGGTGAAATAATTTCTTTTACTTCTGAGACGGTCATCTCGGCAACATCAGGATGATCAATATCTATTTTATAGACATTATATGTTTTCGAACATTTATCATAAATTTTTTCTGATGCTTTTTTGCCAGCTTCATCATTATCCATTAACATATATATACTCATAGCCCCGGATATATCCAATAATAGTTTTTGTTTGTCTTGTAGCACAGATCCGAATAGGGCTACGCTATTATGTATTCCTGCCTCTTCAAGTCTCCATACATTGCCGGGACTTTCTACAAGAATTATACTTTTACTTTGTTGTATATAGTCTTTCGCATACCATAAATTATATAGATATTCTTGAGTCTTAAATCCCTTATTATGCTTCCATTTAGAGTATTGCCATAAATAGTCATCTTTTGGACATAATGCGTCTAAACTATGATAGCCCTTACATTTTTCGCAGGAGTCGAACAGACTTCTTCCAGAACATCCTACCATATGTGAGTGAGAATCGTCATAAACAGGAACAACTGCCCTTTGGAACATTTCTTTTTCACGACTGGTGCATTCTCCAACATCATATTTGATTAATATATCTCTTGAAAATCCTCTATCCAAAAAGTATTGTGATGGAATATCTAGATTTTTAATAATAGTGGCTCTTGACACCTTTGGTGATTCATCTTTTAGTCTTATATCAGACTGTATATGATTGATAACATTAACAAAATTATTTTTTTCAACCTCTTTTTTATTGACTTTAATATTATCAGGATTTTTCTTACTAAACTTTATTGCATATTCAACAGCATCATTAAAAGATACTGTCGAATCTCCTGGTCCTGTCCATCCATTTTGTTTAGACAAACAGCCTCTAATAAAACCAATGATAGATCCTTTGAATGTTTCTTCGCATTGATGAGTACGACACTTCCAGTTTCCCCTGTATGAGTCCCCTTTATAATATAAGTTACACGCAGAGTTGTTATCTCCTCCGTGTATAGGACATCTCATGGCAATCATACGATCAAATATTTTATAGTCTGTGATATTTAGACTATCTAATAGATTATCTATATCTTCGCATAAATAATCGGACAATACTTTTAGTTGTTGCTGATTATATGAACGGGATTTCTTGATCGTCATCATTGTTCTCGTCATTAACAATAAATCCTTTATCTGTGTTAGTATTATTATTTACTAATTCCAATCTAGTCTTACCTTCTTCAATTTTTGCGCACCAGCCCTTCATATGACAATTAATATAATCATTATCATCTAAACCACCACCATGTCTACTAATAATAGGAACAAGTTTTCTATTACCATTATTTGGGCCATCTTCTGCAATTTCTTCATCGCTTTTTCTTTTGAAGATTGTAAAATTACTACATAGCCATATAATTCTATCTGATCCGCTAGCAGTATCTGTTGTTTCTTTTGTTATTCCATCTCTATTTAATTGAATAAATCCAAGAATCGGAACTTTATATCTGACAGCAAAATTATGCAAACTAGTCATCATAAAGCCTAGAACTTGGTATTCTTTAAGATCTTGACTAATTCCTTGACTATCCATAAGTTTTAGATAATCGTAAACTATAACACAATCTTTTGCTGTGCCGTCTGGATGCAATCCAACCTCCTTTACTAACCATCGTCTCATTATAGCCAATTGCTCTTCAAATGGTTTACCAGCTATTGATTTATAGTAAAGTTTAGCGTTTTTTAATTCTTGTTGAGCACCAACTAATCTGGTATTCTTATCCGGTGATTCAAAAGCTTTCCCAGTTTCTATATCATTAATTTCTATTTCTGTCATCATAGCCAATAATCTATTTAAATGATCATCAGTACTCATTTCTGTATCCATATTCAATACAGGAATTTTTACATTCTTAGCTATGTGTAACCCTATATTATCTGCCAGAAGCGTTTTACCGGTTTTTGGTCTTGCTGCTATGATACTAACGGATCCTTTTCGTAAACCACCCCCTATAGCGTTATCATAAACGTGAAACCCTGTCGATATACCGACTTGATCGATTGGATTTTCTTTAATATTATTGATATAATCATCGACTATATTAGCAACACAAACAGGATTATTATCTGTATCATTTAATAGAGTTGAAAAGTTAAATATACTATCTTCTGCTAGTCCTATAATAGATGATATTGGCTCATTGCCACTAATATCTAGTAATTTTTCTTTAGCATTTTCCAGTTGTTCCCTTAAAAGTCTAGCGATTTGTAGTTTGCGTATTTTTGCAGCAAACTTTCTCACGTTTTCAAGATTAACAGGAAAATCAATAATAGCTTTTAAATGTTGTGTCTCATTCTTTTGAGATAGAATATGACTAAAATTTAATGATTGGGAAGTTGATAATATCGATGCTATATCTATAGATGGACTATGATCTTTCTCACAGATTTCTTTTATAACCTGAAAAATCATAGCATTACTATCAACAGTAAATGTCGATGGCTGTACAATATCGGCAATATCTAAATATGCATTTTCACCATATTTACATATACCAGACAATACCGCTCTCTCTGCGGCAGGATCACAAAGTATCATTTCATCTCACCCAGCGTTTGTCGAACAGTTATTACATTTATAGCGCGAAGGACTGTCATGCACAAGAGCTGGATTTATATTCTCTGTTTTTCCACAAACTCTGCACTTCACAGATATTGGTTCGTATTCTCTTGTTCGTGCAACCGGCGGATGTTTTGCTAATTTTTCATCTATTAGCTTATCATCTTTATGCATATTGAATTCCATCATTTTTTCAAATTTATTAACAGAGGACACTTGCGATGTCCTTTTATTCTTCGTTTTAATTTTACTATTGAAAGAAGGCTCTTCTGTTGAAGCTTCCGTCTCTTTTTTACTTTTTGATTTTGCTTTAGTTGGTTTTTGTTCTTGTTTTTCTTCGTTAGGCAGCATAGCTTGTAATAAAGAAATTAGATTTTTTATCTGATCAGGATTATTTAATAAGTCTTTAGGATCCATGTTTAGTTTTACTCTTTTGAATAGATAACATAATATCAGATAGATTTTTTATACTATTGGCTAAGTATTGTAATCTATCACTACGTTGTTTTGCGTATTTTCTAATACTATTAAGTCCTGTGGCTTTTTCGTTATGTTTTATAGCTTGTATAGATTTCTCTATATATCCATATCCTTTATAGTTATTTATTTCGTCAGCAATCACTTCTTTGATACTTTCTTCTGCCCAATTATATCTAGCAAGTTCTCTATTTAAACTACGCTGTAAATAAAAAGCAAATTGAGATAGTCTATAAGATATTTGAGCACAATCTTCAGGATTAAGCTTCTCTATTTCATCTCTACTCATTGATGTATAGGTATTGATCTCTTGTGAAGATATTACGGATGCAGAATATTCCGATAATCCAATAGATGTTTCATACTCATCTAATATCTTATCCCAATATTGTAATTCTTCTTTTGATGTTTTATTGTTCATGATTTATTCTATTTATCCATTGCTCTTGATTTTCATTATAAGGCAATTCTATATAACGAATATTATTATTGTCGCACCATTCCTTTTTTTCTCTATCTTTTTTTTGAGCTTTCAAAAAACTCATTATATTTCCGTGATAGAATGGTATAAATTTATAGTGTTGTTCACCATGAACTTCGATACATAATTTTGATAACGGTATATAAAAATCCAAATATAAGGTTTCATTTCTTTTTAAGGGTATTGATACTTCTTCAAGAATTTGTAGTGTAGGAAATAAGTCTATCAATAGACCCCTGGCAAGTAGATGATACGACGACTTATGTGCTATTCTACCTTTGGCGATGTGTCCAGTCAAGTGCCAAGATACTATATCGCCATCTAAATTCACAACATCCATCACTTTGTGATACCTAATATACTTTTAATAGAACTTTCAACTTCTTTAGCAATATCCGGATTTTCCATTAGAAATAGTCGTACTTTTTCTGCTCCCTGAAATTTATGGTTTTCTTTGGCTGTTTTAACTGTATACCATGCCCCGCCTTTATTTATAACTCCGACGTCTGAGGCCAAATTAACAAGCTCCGTGAGTTTATCTATGCCTTCGTTATATCGGATAAAGCTTTTTGCTACTCCACCTGGAGGCCCAAGAGCAGAACAAATAACTTGCCACTCAACCTCTTGACCTATCTGTGTATCATCTGCTCCTAAAGACCATGGTTTAGAACTTTTTGCTCGTAATTTAATATCGGTTTGATAGGCGATACCTTGTCCGCTTTTCTCCTTAAATTCCGCTCCATATCCTGTTGGGTTGCCCATTAAATGAGTAATACCAATTACGATATTTTTATTAACAGGAATAACGTTAGAAACTTTTCTACAGAATTTAGCTAATAGTTTTGCTCCGTCTGCTCTTTGCATTTTATCCATATCGCTAGTAATTTCTGCTTCTGTACATAATGCAGAATAGGAATCTATGATAACTATCGACCCGGGAATCTCATTGATGATTCTCTCAGCTATTTGTAAATATTCTTCAGCGTGTAAAATTTTTCCTTGTTGAGATCCTATGATATGAAATCGAGTTAAGTCCAATCCTTTGATACCTAATAGATCTCTTTGTTTTAATCTACCTTCGATGTTTAGATAGTACACTTCTCTAGGACTCTTTAGATCTCCTTGATATTCTGGTTTTTGTGCTGTGGTAGCAAAATCCAACGAAGATAACGTTTTTCCACATTTTGGTTGTCCAGTAAATATTACGAAACTACCTTCCGGTATACCGCCACCTAGAACTATATCTAGGGCTGGACTAATTGGGATAGTCAGTATCTTTTTTTCTACTAGCGAGTTACCGGATAGTATAATATCATCTCCAAAATTTTTTATTATATCTTCTTTAAGACTCATTGTCTATGTCCTCTAAAATTGAAAGTATATTTTTGGTTTTACTAATGTTTGTTTTGTGTTTTTTATTCAAAGATCTATCTATAGTTTTGGAAAAATCTTTATTCTGTGAATCTATAAGTTTCTCGTAGTGTTCTATTATAGGAATAAGAAAAGGCGCTCGCAACGAATATGTATTTGCTGTTTTATCATCTTGTAAAGCCTTGACTATAGCCAAAGGATTATACTTTTTTACCAATTTGTTTGCTGTTGCTATTTGATTTCTATAGTATGCAGACCATTCCTTGTTAACCCAAAATCTATAATGTAAATCCTTTTTGTCAAATTTTGCTTTTTTTTCACAGATTAGTTCTACGATATATTGAGCGGCAGACACTTCTTTATTATTAGAATAACGAGATATGAATTTCATTTACTAAATGGTCTAAATATGTGCTCTGTGGAACTTTTTTGAGATGCAAATTTGATTCTATCATGATCATTCATCATAGAAGCTTCCTTGGTCATAATAGCGACACTATTTGTTCTTTTAACAGCTGTTTGGTTTATCATAAGGTCTTTAGCTGTTGGAGGTTGTTTAATTAAATTTTCTGATTCTATAATACTTTGAATATTATCGACAGACAGGTTGATCTCCGATGATATCTGTTCAGCATTCAATCCTTGACTAAATAAATATTTAATAGCATAGATACTACTTTTTGATAATTTACTCATTATAATCTTTCCCTTTCTGCTCTATTGAGCCAAGCGTTGTTGCCTGTTGATAAAAATTTTAAGTAATATGAGAATACAAGACTATTAACAGAAATAAACTTGTCTGTTGGTCTAACAACATTATCCAAAAAACTATAGCTTTTTTCAGTATCAAACTTTGATAGAGGATTGAATAACTGATTATTATTAGATACTTTAATATGATAAGACATATGATTATTTTTTTCTATAATCTTGGCAAGCGTTTTGGTATTTTCTTCATGCGTTCTACCATTTCCTTCATTATCCACGAATTCTGCATGATTAGCATGACAATAAAAATATTTATTGGATTGAGAATTATTAGACGTATGAGCACTGGGACTAAATATAAAATTCTTATCCATCTTTATTTTCCTTAGATTGAGCGTTATTGGCAGCAAGACCCATACAATTTTCTATATAGTCAAAAAATAATTTCAAATAATCATCATGACTATTGCCAGAAGGCACAGGAATATAGTAATTATTATTACATATAGCTTTTGATTGTGGCAATGATGACTTCGGATCATGTTCCAAAATATTTGCTGTTATACTAATAAATATCTCGTGTTTTGCATCAGTTTGTTTCTTAATTTCATACATGTCTTTGAAGATATAGTCATAATCAGATAGATCGATATTATGATCTTTATTGAGTTGTTCTACCTGACTCTTAATGAAGGTCTCATTTTCAGGCGACCATTCTGGTAAAATACTTTTAATATTATCTTGTTCCATATACTATTATGTCCATTTAGGTTTAATTCCTTTCGGTATTCTGCTCATTCCTTTTGGTAATGGTTTAACCGATTGATCTTTATAGGCATTGTGCTTATTATATAGCTCTTGCTTTTGATCATTGCTCATCTTATCTCTATTTCTATTTGCTAGATCGCCAACAGTTTTTAATTCGCTATCATGTTTTATAACTGATCCTTGTATGGAACCTATATCATCATGATAGCTTCTTGCAGTATCTTTAGCGTAGCAAAAAAGACAAACTGGTGTCGGATTATAGTCTTTGATATAAAAAAATAGCTCAAATTTTTTATTGCACTGATTACAACAATAAGTATACGTTGGCATTATTTCAAATCTCTTTGAGCATCTTTTAACCAGGATATGTTTTTTGTCTTTAAAAAAGTTATGTATTTTTGAAATACTTGCGGCGTAACCTCTCTAAATATCCATTCTGTTTTACATACTAAATTGATAAAAGATAAAGAATTTTTTTCTTCTATGGGAGATAGAATCTTTTTCGGATTAAATATCTTAGAGTTGGGATCTAGTTTGATATAATAACGACCATATGATTTATTACTGTCTTCAAAATGTTTTGGTCTTTTAGTAAAGACAACTTTTGCTACAGCATCGTTCATATGCTCATCATATAGTCTTGGATATCCATCCTGATCTACATAATCTTCGGATCCAGACAAACAATAAAATTTATCATTACTATTATCTAGTTGTTTTGTATTAAAAATAGCCATCTATATATTTTATCCATTCTTTTTGATCTGAGCTACTACCATATATAGTATGTAACTCCTTCGCTAAAGGCAAGTATCTTGGCTCATAAAATGGTTTTTTGGGGATATTTAGTAATTTCATGTTTGCTTGTTCCGGAGTTTTATTAGATTTTTTTCTATTGCATTTGACACAAGCGGTTGTTATATTTAGCCAATTTGTAGCATCTTTTTTATCTGGATAGAATTGGCTTTTTGGAATAACATGATCATAAGTCAATTCATTATGATTAAATCTTAAACCACAATATTGACAAGTATGATTATCTCTAATAAATAGATTTTGTCTAGAAAACTTTAGTGATCTATTGTAGATATTAAAAAATCTTACGGTTTTAGCAACCAATGGTACTTTAAATTGTTTATTATTAGTACCCTGAATAAATTTATCTTTATAATATTCGAGTATTTCTATTTTAAATGTTGGACTATTTTCATATTTAATAGACCATACAATAGCTTTTTGCCAACTAATAATTCTTAAAGGTGAATAGTCAGCATTCAATAATAAGCACTTACTATTTTCTGCCTTGTTCATAATTGTCTAATTTTGCTAAAATTTTTGCTATTATAGGATTACGAATAATATCATTATCGGTTAGTGTAGAAATACCTATACCGTCTACATCTGATAGATTTTTTATCATTTCATAAAAACCACCCTGTAAATGTCTAGCAAGATCTGATTGCGAAACATCTCCAGTTAATACCATTTTACTGTTTTGACCAATTCTTGTCAATAGCATTTTTAATTGTTCATAGGAAGCATTTTGGCATTCGTCTGCTACTATGAAACAATCATGAAAATTTCTTCCTCTCATAAATCCTAAAGGCACAATTTCTATCTTATTATTTAATTTAAGGGTTGCGTTCAATGCTGGACCAATAAAATAATTTATCTCATCTTCTATAGGTAATAGATAAGGAAATAATTTTTCTTCATATTTACCTGGAAGATAACCTATTTTTTCTCCTGCTTCAACAACAGGTCTTGTTATAATGATTTTTTTAATTTTATCTTCTAATAAATGCTCCAATGCCAAACCAACAGCACAGTGAGTTTTACCACTACCAGCACTGCCTTGACAAAAAGTAATAGTGTTTTCTATAATAGATCGTATATATTCTTTTTGATTTTCTGTTCTTGGTTTTAATCTATTCCTAGATGATAGTCTTGTATTATCTTGATTAAGGGGCGAATTTGTGAGATCAATAATTTTTTCTTTTCTAGTGCTACCATTTTTTTTCTTTCTCAAGTTATGCCCTTTATAATAAGTTATATTAATAATGACATATTAATATACACCATATATTATATTACAAACGACTTAAGATTAGGCGCTTTCCATCCTTCTGGTTTTAATACTTTGCCATCTTCTCTCTTTTTTACTTTTCCTGTAATAGGATCTACTTTAGCAAAATTAGTTTTCATTACTTCGTCCCATGCTCCTTGAGCATTACTACCAGTGCTATTTATAGCTCCTGCTGTAACCACAATAATATCTATTAAAGCATCTAATATTTCTACTCTATCTGTGTTGTTTATGGCCTCTTTAAGCTCCGAAACTTCTTCTTGTATAAGGGTGTAATACATATCAAATTGAGATTGATTCCACTCGCATACTGTTTGATCACAGGCTACCATAAACTTGGTTTGGTCTTCAAACACATTACCCATATTTAATATCCTTTATATTAAGATTCACAGTTTGTACAAGCTAAAATATTACGCGCTAGTTCTTGTGCTGGATTAGCACTTCGTTGATAATAAAAAGTTTTGATTCCTAATTTCCATCCTTCTATAAGAAGATCGCTTACTTGTTTTGGTGGTATGTCTGGCCCAATCATTAGATTTAAAGATTGAGATTGATCTATATATTTTTGTCTTTGAGATGCTTGAATAATAATCTCTTTCTGACTAATTTCACCAAATGTTTTAAATACTTCTTTTTCATTATCTGATAAGAATTTTAGATGTTGAACAGAGCCTCCTTTGACTAGTATACTCTTCCAAACTGTCTCATCGTTTTTATTATATTTTTTGAGAGTTTCTTTTAGATGAGGATTTTTATATGTGAACTTCCCTTTTGCTAAATTCTTCACAAAATAATTACTATTCAATGGTTCTATACTAGGACTAACTTGTCCTAATATAAAACTACTACTAGTTGTAGGAGCGATAGCTAATGTTGTGACGTTTCTACAACCATATCCTTCGAGAATAGGAGCCTCTCCGAATTTTTCTGCTAATTCTCTTGATGCCTTGTCTGATCGTTCTCTAATGGTTTGCCACATATTAGCATTAATTAGTTTAGCTTGCATACTTTCAAAGCTTATCATTTTGCTTTGAAGATACGAATGCCATCCTAATACTCCCATACCTAATGCTCTATGATTTAAGGCAAAGTTTCTAGCGCTCTTCATGAAACGAATATTTTCTGTTTTATTTATAAACTCTTGGTTAACACTATCTAAAAAGTAAATAAGAGTTTCGATTGCGTCTGTTTGTATAATTTCATCCCAATGAAGCAGATTAAGCGAGCTTAGAACACAAACAAAACTATTATTTTCGTCTGATGCTAAACTAATTTCTGAACATAGATTACTACTATTTATTTTTATATTCTTGTCTTTATAAGCTTGTGGAGCATTATTATTTACAGTATCATAAAAGAATATGTATGGGTATCCACTCTCAAATCGTTTTTGAATAATTTTGGCCCAAATTTTTCTTTTATGTTTGTCTCCTTCGACCATACTATTCATCCATTCATCAGTGATGGTAACGCCAATACTCATATTTTGAATAGGATGGCCTTCATTACGAATTTGTAAAAACTCTTCTATATCAGGATGCTCTACTGGCAAATACGCTGCAAAACTTCCTCTTCGTGCTGATCCTTGACTAATCACATCTGCTACTTTATCAAACAACTCCATGAAGTGAACTGGGCCGCTACTTTCTCCACCAACACTAATACTCGCCCCGCGTGATCTTAATTCACCAAAGTAACCACTGGTGCCGCCTCCTAATTTGCTCATCATACCAACTTCCGCAACTTTATATAGGATACTATCCATTCTATCACTAATATGGGAATTAAAGCAACTAACCGGTAGTCCTCTGGAATTACCATAATTGGTCCAAACAGGCGTGGACAATGAGTAATATCCTAAACTCATATAATGTTCGAATTTTTCCGCAAAGCCTGAGATGTCTAATAATCTCTCAGCATTTTGGGATATATTTTTTATTCTATCTTCTGGAGAAACACCTTGTTCAAGATATCCTCTTTCTAAGAATAAACGACTATGTGAATTAAGCCAATAGTACGGTTGCGTTGTCATTTAAAGTCCTATAAAACCATTAATAATGATTAAAACAAAGCCTCTATATCGAACGATAGGGCTTTCTTAGAGTATTCTACGGGGCGAGAATGAAAGAAATCGGTCATATTGTTACCAAGAATCTGTTCGTCAAACCACAATGTTTTTGATAACAATTTTTGATCAATATCAAATACCGGTTCGTATCCTATTTGATCTAATGATTCATTTAGTCTGTTTTTAATAAACTCTTTAAGAAGATCAGAATTTAGATTTTCTTCTCCGTAACCATTAACAATCCAATCAATTATTTCGCATTCATATCTGACTGCTTCCTTAGATTCATGAATAATCTTATCTTCTAATTCTTTATCAAATAGCTCTGGATATTCTTGCTTGATAGTGTTTATTATCTTTATACCTATCATAGCATGTAAATTCTCTTCTCTACTAGTATATTCAACTTGTTTATTTGTGTCTTTAAGTAAATTCAAGAATCTACCAAAATAACTAATAGTATAAAATTGAGAAAATAATGCTATATTCTCAACAAACAAAGTAAATAGAATAAGAGAGTAAATAAATTGTTTTTTATTGTCTTGATGAAATTTATGTAAATGTTTGCGGAGATAATTGACTCTGCCTTTAATAATATCTAATTCTAGGATTTTTTCAAAATTATCATCTATACCTAGAACTTCTAGAAGCCTTTCGTACGCATCGCCGTGAATAACTTCCACATGAGCCATTGTATAGCCCAAATCATTAAGAGAAGGATGTGGTAGATTATCGCCAAGTTTGGCCCAAAACTTTTTTACGCTAATTTCTAATTGACCAATAGTTGATAATGCTCTGATAATAATTTGTTTTTGTTGTTCTGTTAAATTAACTCTAAAATCTTGAATATCGCTACTAAAATTAAATTCGCGATGAGTCCAAAATCCATTATGCATAGCCTCTATAAAATCTTGGGTCCAAGGATAATTGTCGGGTTTTCTGGAAATTTGTTCGTCGAATATCATAATGGTTTTCTTTCTTTTTTTACTAAAATAGCAGCTAAACCTAATATGGTTAAGATTGTAAATTCTTTACCGATAGGATTAAAGTTTTCTATTAGATATAGTTGTATGAAATATATGGTAGATAAAATATAAAATAGGGTAACCATCATATTACACCATTTAGTTGTCTCAGCCACTCAAGATTTGGATCTATATAGAAAATTTTCATACCACTCATTCTAATAAAAATGTCAAATCTATTTTTTGCATCATCGTCGAATAAAACTGTTCCATGATTATCTATCATATAAACTGTATCTATACCCTCTTGGTATAGAGCTATAATACAATCATTACAACATTGACCAGTAACATAGGCTGTGCCGCCGTCTGGTCTAACAACGCAATTAGCCAGAGCATTTCTTTCGCTGTGTACCATCCAATGATATTTTTCTGGTCTTGTTAATGGTAATTCACTATCGTCCAGTCCTTTAGGAAATCCATTATATCCAACGCCAAGAATGCGGTTTTGCTTATCAGTTATAATACATCCATGCTGTGTATGAACATCGTGGCTTCTTTGGGAAACCACTTTGGCTAATCCAAGAAAATAATCGGTCCACGACGGTCTTGTTTTTGATTGTGTCATTCATGTATTATATCCTTTTCTCGTGGCGTGTCAAGATTTTTTTGAACAGCTGTGTTTTTGTTTATGAGGGTATATTTTTGAATTGGTTTTGGTTCCATATGATACCACTCTATTGAAAATTCATTTTCATCAAAATCGATAATTTGTCCATATACATTTAAATCTTCTTGTAGATAACAATCATTGTTGTATAATTTTATTAGATTAAATTTTCCATTTGGTGCTTTGTTATTGGGAATAATTATTGTAGCATGTTTAACATAGTAAAAATTTAAATTATTTAGAGACACAATATAACCAAACAGTCTTTCTAGAGAATGTGAATATGTTCCGGTGTGTTTTTCTATTACTTTATTAAGTTCTTTAGATAATAAGTATTGTAAGATATCTTGATACGGCAAAAAATGTTTTTTGAATAAATGTGTTTTACTCATAAACATATTGCCGCCAAAAAAAGAATAATTAGTAATATTATCGTAGTTTATTTTTAATATATTACATAGCTCTTTTATCTTGTGAGAATGATAATTTTCGCTATCTGTAGATAATAAATATTTATTACCTATCATCCCACAATCAGGATTAGTTAATATTTGTTTATAATTAGATTCAAAAATATTTGTATTACTAAAAAAATCATGTAAAAGAATATGTCGCCATTTAATTTGATTATACTGTCCAAGTAAACTTTTTTTAGTGTGTATCTTAATGAAATATGATTCTTTTATATTTTCTAGAGTTCTTAAAAAAGATGCTATATCAGCTCCATAATTTTTATG